TGGGTGACGCAGGCCGTCAGTTATGGGACGCAATCTTCAAGAAGGGTGAGCTGTGGATAAGCAATCGCACGGACACGCACTTCCTGCAGATGGTTTGCGAGCAGCATGACCGCAGACTCTTCTTAGCACTCAAGGCTGAGGAAGACCCAGAGAACTGGCGCATTTACCGACAGCTACATGACCTCGAAGTCATCATCGCCAACAACATGGGCAAACTAGGACTAACACCTGCAGACCGCACAAAGCTTGGCTACGCTGAGGTCAAGGCTCGCTCAAAGCTTGAGGAGCTGCAAGAGAAGTGGGCAAGCAATGGACAGCTGGCCTCCTAGGTGGCTAACCCCTGTACCCGAAGAAGCACTTGCTATCTCTCAGGGCCACAGGGCATCAGACTTTATTGACACATTCGCCATTGTCACCAAGGACTCCGTCGGTGGTATGGCTGGCACACCGATGCGTTTGCGTCAGTGGCAGCGTGACCTGCTCATCAACGCCTTTGCTTCAGATGGCGAAGGCTTCAGACATAGGGTCAACCTCGTAGGCGTACCTCGAAAGAACGGCAAGTCGGCGCTCGCATCAGGTATCGCACTCTGGTCACTACTCACTGGCCCTAGAGGTGGTGAGGTTTACTCGTGTGCTGCCGACAAGGACCAGGCTCGCATCGTGTTCGGCGAAGCTAAGAAGATGCTAGAGAATGAACCCGAACTAGCAGAGATGGCAAAGATTTACCGAGACGCCATAGAGATTCCGTCAACTGGCTCTGTCTACCGAGTGCTATCAGCCGAAGCCTTCACCAAAGAAGGTCTCTCGCCAACAATGGTTATCTTCGACGAGCTACACGCTCAGCCAGACCGTGAGCTGTTCGACGTAATGCAGCTGGCTCAGGGTGCTCGTGGCTCACTGGCAACAATGTTCTGCATCACAACCGCAGGGCAGAAGTCTGACTCGACAGGTCAGGACTCAATCGCCTACTCGCTCTATCAGTACGGACAGAAGGTCAGCAGAGGCGAAGTTGACGACCCATCATTCTTCATGGCGTGGTGGGAGGCTGCTCCAGAGGCAGACCACCGACTTCCTGAGACTTGGATAGACGCAAACCCAGGATTCGGCGACCTAAACAGCGCTGATGACTTCTCCAGCACCGTTTTACGCACTCCAGAGGCAGAATTCCGTACAAAAAGGTGCAATCAGTGGGTTTCGAGCAACTTGACGTGGCTTCCGACGGGCAAATGGGACGAATTGACCGCAGAACGTGAAATAACACCAGATGATGAGCTAATTATCGGTTTCGACGGCTCATTTAGTGGTGACACGACTGTTTTGGTCGGTTGCACGGTTCCGAAAGAGGATGAAGAGAAGCCTCACCTGTTTTTAATCAAGGCATGGGAGAAACAACCGACAGATGACAACAACTGGAGGGTAAACATCACCGATGTGGAGAATGAAATCATCACATTCTGCCAAAACTACCCAAAAGTCCGTGAAATTGCCTGTGACCCCTACCGTTGGCAGCGTTCGATGGCTATTTTGGACGAAATGGGCCTTCCTATCGTCGAATTTCCATCAACTAGCGCCGCTCGCATGGTAAAAGCCACTGCAACGTTCTTTGATGCGGTTATGGACGGTAAGCTAACTCAGTCAGGCGACCCAATGCTCGCTCGGCACTTAGATAACGCAGTACTAAAGATTGACAACATTGGTCCTCGCATTGTGAAAGAGAACCGAAACAGCAACAGACGTATTGACGCTGCCGTCGCAGCACTGATAGCCTACGATAGGGCTACGGCAGGTAGAATGGAAGAGCTAGTGCCTCAAGTTTTCGTATAGGCGGTTATTTTGGGATTATTTGACAAATTGTTGGGCCGAGAAGAGCGAGCAGTCAGTTTCCAAACTGTCTGGGGCTCTGGCGACTTTATTGAGACTCAGTCGCTCTCAGCCACTATCGTCAACGCTGATACTGCCATGCAGGTCAACGCTGTCTTCTCTGCGGTATCGCTTATCTCAGACACCCTCGCTACTCTTCCAGTAGACGCATACATCCGCTCACAGGGCGCTAGGTACGCTCTACGCCCTCGTCCAGCCTGGGTTACTAAGCCAAACGTAGACACGACCAAAGAAGCCTTCTACGGGGCTGCTATCGTCTCTCTGCTACTAGAGGGCAACACCTTCATTCGCATTTTCCGTAACCGTCGTGGCGAAATCGTCAACATGGTTGTTCTAAACCCACTAGACGTAGAAATCAAGCCCATGGGCCCAGGTCGCCTAATGTTCCAGGTCAAGGGCGAAGAGAAGCTAGTTCCAGCAGACCAGATGGTCTTCATCCCAGATATCGTCAGGCCAGGACAATTCCGTGGAATTAGCCGTGTCGAGGCCCTCAAGGAGAACTTCGGTCTAGCTAAGGCTCTGGAGAACTACGCAGCTCGATTCTTCGGTGCAGGCACTCAGACCAGCGGTGTTATTGAGATTCCAGGCAACCTATCGGGCGACCAAGCCAGAATGATGCAGGAAGCCTTCGACTCACGTCACCGTGGCTGGCAGCGTGCTCACAAGACCGCAATCTTGAGCGGTGGAGCTGTTTACAAGCCAACCAACGTGCCAAATGACCAGGCTCAGTTCCTAGACTCACGCCGTATGGCTGTCGAGGACGTAGCTCGTGCTTTCAACGTGCCTCCGCACCTACTAGGACTCCCAGGCACCAACACCTACTCCTCAGTAGAGCAGAACAACATTGCTTTCGTCACTCACACCCTGCGCCCTATCGCTCAGAAGCTTGAGGGAGCATTCACGACCCTACTTGCTCAGGAAGTCGGTCAGGAAGCTGCCTTTATCAAGTTCTCGCTAGATGCACTGCTCCGTGCAGACATCAACAGCCGTACTCAGGCGTACAGCACTGGTTTGAACTCTGGTTGGTACAAAATCAACGACATCCGCCGTTTCGAGGACCTTGAGCCAATTCAGGACCCATCGGCAGATACCGTCCGTGTTCCACTGGCAAACGTCAACGTAGATGCTGCAGACCTATCCGCAATGTCCTCAAAGGTAGAAATGGCTCAGCGCCTGATTCAGGTTGGCTTCGACCCAGCCGATGTCATGGCAAAGCTAGAGCTACCTGCTATCGAGCACACTGGCAAGGACTCAGTCCAGCTACAGGCGGAGGCTCCTGTTGATAACTAATGGATGGACGAGTGTCGGCCTGACTGCGACGCCTATTGACGGTGTTCACAATCAGCCATCTCGCATTACCATTCACAACAACGACAACTCCACCAACATCTATCTAGGTGGTGCTGGCGTTACTATCACGACTGGTTTGCTATTGCTCAAAGAGCAGAGCTACCAGTTTGTACTAAACCCACTAGAGCAACTCTATGCAGTCAGCGATAAGACTGGTCATCAGATTAGCTGGATGAGGCAACCAATCTAATGCCATACTTTGTTACAGATAAAAGTACCGATTGCTCAGGCTGGGCAGTAGTCAAAGAGGACGGTGAAGTTATGGGCTGCCACGACACCAAGGAATCTGCTATTGACCAGATGGTTGCCGTATCACTACAGGAGGGCCTAGAGCCTGGTGGCGAGCGTGCAGCTCCAGGGACCCTACAGGTTGGCGACTGGGTATCTTGGAACAGCTCAGGTGGTCGTGCCCGTGGCAAGATTGACGAAATAGTAACGGATGGCGTTATTAATGTCCCTGACTCTAACTTTGAGGTAACTGGCACACCTACTGACCCTGCAGCCCTTATTCAGGTCTATGAGCAGGTAACTGGCGGCTGGAGAGAGACCGATGTATATGTCGGGCACAAGTTCTCTACCCTAACCAGCATCGGAGCTCTCGATGTCGTCGAAGAAGAAGACGACGAGGACGAACAGGATGATGACAGAAACTCAGTCGAACTTCGTGAAGTAAATCTAACTCCACCAACCTATATGAGGGCAGCAGCTCGCAGAGGGCTTGCCTACTACGAGGAAGGCAAGGGCGGAGATGGTTTGGTCGAGAGAACAATCCGAGAAGCGAGAGCGATGGCGGCAGGCAACGTCACGGCTGACAAGTGGGTTCGGATTCGGGCTTGGATTGCTCGTCACCTTGTGGATTTGGATTCGCCCTCCGCTAGACCTGATTCCCCTGATTATCCTAGTCCTGGTGTAGTTGCACACCTACTCTGGGGCTCAGGTCCATCAAAGCGTGCAGCTCAGCGTGCGCTTGCCTATGCCGAAGGTGTAGTTAGTAGAATTGAAGCTGAGAACGAAGGCCGAGCGAAAGGCGAAGCATTGTCAAAGATTGAAACTCGGACAACCCCAATTCAGTTCGAGGTGCGTGAAGACGCAGACGGAATGACCTTTGAGGGTTACGCTGCTGTATTCAACAGCCCATCCGAGCCACTACCATTCGTCGAGCGCATCGCTCCAGGAGCCTTCACTCGCTCCCTAGACGCACGCAACGACATCAAGCTGCTCTGGAACCACGACACTGGCCTAGTACTCGGTTCAACCCGTGCTGGCACCATGAAGCTTTACCAGGACGCTACTGGCCTCCGTGTATCGGCAAGAATCGCAAACACCACCGCAGGCCGTGACGCTGCAGAGCTAATCCGTCGTGGCGACGTAGACAGCATGAGCTTCGGCTTCTCTGTCCCTGCAGGTGGCGACGAGTGGTCTTCAGACGGCTCAGAGCGTACTCTGAAGTCAGTCAGACTGCACGAAGTTTCCATCGTTCCATTCCCTGCTTACTCAGCCACCGCTGGAACCACTTCGGTTCGTGGTCTGGAGCTAGTTGCGAAGCGTGCAGAAGTTGACGTAGACCAGCTGGCAGATGTTTGGATGAAGGTCGAGGAGGGCGAGCAGCTCACCGAGGACGAGGGTCGCTTGCTTACCCAAGCAGTTGACTCTCTGGTACAGCGTGAGGCAGAGCAGGAGCCTGACCTAACTATGCTGGAACTAAAGAAGAAGAAGCTACAACTACTGACAGGAATCAAGTAAATGGCAACCAAAGAGGAAATCAAGAAGGCAATCCTAGAGGTTGCTGGCAACCCTGAGTCTGGTGTAATCAAGGACCTTGCAGACAAGTGGGCTGACGCAATCTTCGAGATTGACAACCCAAAGCCTGCTGCAACAGTGGCAGAAAAGGAAAACCGCATAACCAAGATTGCTGAGACTCGATAGTCCAGCCCAAGTACAAGCGGTTCCCCCCAAGGTCATCTTTCCCCTTGGGGGTTTCCTTTTTATCGGGAACATACTTGTAAACTATTTACATCGGATGTGAGTCAGCTCTGCCGTGTTTCAGTCTGCGTCAGCGCAGCTGGTATTTGTAAACAACTACTAAGGAGACTAAATGTCTGAGTTCATCAAGGCTCAGCAAGAGCTCCGTGCTAACCTGACCGAGCAGATTCGTGATGTTATCGAATCCGCAGAGGCAGAGAAGCGTGGACTTGACGCTGCAGAGCTAGAGAAGATTGACCGCATTGAGGCTGACATCCGTTCAGCTGACAATGCAATCGCAGTTGCACAGCGCAACGAGGAGCGTTCAGTAGAGGCTTCAGCCGCTGCTAAGGGCTTCGCTTTGCCAGTATCCGAGGAGCGCTCATCTGCAGCCATCCTTCGTGAGATTGCTGCAACCCGTGGCGCACACACCTTTGAGCGTCGCACCCTAGTGCCAAGCGACAACACCGTACCAAAGTCGTTCTTCGACCAGGTATTCGATGTTGCTCGTCTAGTTGGCCCAATGCTAGATGTTGGTCAGCGCATCAACACTGCATCTGGTGAGGACATCACCATCCCAACCCTAACCGCATACAGCACCGCAACCATCAAGGCTGCAGGTTCTGCTATTGACGAGTCAGAGCCTACCTACTCAAGCATCACCCTAGGTGCTTACAAGTACGGCCTACTGATTCCAGTAGCAAACGAGCTAATCACCGACGCTGGCTTCGACATCTCTGCTCACCTTGCTGAGCAGGCAGGTAACGGCCTAGGCTTCGCTGTAAACAACGCTCTTACCAACGGAACTGGCTCTTCACAGCCAAACGGTGTTAAGACCGCTGCAGGCTCTGGTGTAACTGGTGGAACTGGTGTTGCTGGTGCATTCACCGCTGACAACCTGATTGACCTTCAGTACTCCCTAGACGGAGCTGCTCGTCGCCTACCAGGTGTTGCTTACATGGCAAACACCCAGACCCTAGGTGCAATGCGCAAACTCAAGGACAACGCTGGGCAGTACCTCTACCAGGTTAACGTCGGAGCACCCGATTCCTTTGCTGGCTTCTCGGTCATCGAGAACCCTGCATTGCCTGCACTAGGCACTGGAGTTGTTGGTTCGGTTCTATTCGGTCACATGCCTTCTTACAAGGTTCGTGTTGCTGGTGGAATCCAGGTTGCAACCTCGACTGACTACGCATTCAACCAGGACGTAACCACGTTCCGTGTGATGATGCGTGTTGACGGTGACTTGACTCACGCAAGCCACATCAAGTACTTCAAGGGCGGCGCAAGCTAGTCTTTGAAATAGACCGAGGCCCCTCAGCGTTGTAGGTTGCGCTGGGGGGCTTCGCTTTGCTATGTTTATGCCATGCCAACCTACGAAAAGCTAAACGGCGCTATCGCCCTCGCAAGCAACACTCCTGGAATGCCTACGGGCTACGGAAACCAGGGCCAGCTACTAGCCGAACGCCTAATCAGGCACGGCATGAAGTTTGCCTCCCTGTCCAACTACGGCCTAGAAGGTCGCAAAGACACTCTCAAGATTGCAGGCAAAGAAGTCCCACACTACCCAAGGGGCCTGACACTTTATTCAATAGACGTGATGAAGGATTGGGTAGACGACTTCGCTGCTCAGCATCCTGACCTCAAAACTGTCCTATTCACCCTGTACGATGTGTGGGTTTACAACGAACTGAAGTATGACGGCCCTATCGTCTCCTGGGTTCCACTAGACCACATCACTCCACCTCCAGGAGTTATTCAATTCCTCCGCAGAGAGAATGTAAGCCCTGTCACAATGGCACCGCATGGTCAGCGACAGCTAGAGAGCGTTGGAATTCAGTCCACATACATTCCTCACGCTATTGACACAAAGGTCTACAAGCCGACTGCTCAGATAGCAGGCATGAACACCCGTGAGTTCCTAGGTATCAGTGACGACACCTTCCTAGTCGGTATCGTGGCAGCTAACAAGGCCAATGGTTCCATCCACCGCAAGGCGTATGCAGAGAACCTCCTAGCATTCAGTATCTTCCACAAGAAGTACCCAGACTCACAGCTCTACATCCACACCGAACCTTCAAGGATTTATGGAGGGTTCGAGCTAGGCAACATCCTGAAGAGTGTAGGACTGTCTCACGAGAGCGTAATGCTGCCAGACCCACTACAGATGCGTACAGGCTACTCAGAAGAGCAGATGGCTGCCTTCTACACGGCTTTTGACGTCCTGCTAAGCACTTCATACGGCGAAGGATTCGGTATCCCTACAATCGAAGCTCAGGCCTGTGGCACAAGGGTTATCACTAGCAACTTTGCTGCTTCAGAAGACCTAGCCAGCGAAGATAGCTGGAAGATTGAAGGCCAGCCGTTCTGGGACGAGGCTCAGGCATCCTTCTTCCAGATTCCATCGGTAACGAAGATTGTCGCTGCCCTAGAGGACGCTTACCACAATCGTGGTCACTCAGACAAGGCTGTGGAGTTCGCTAAGCAGTTCGATGTCGAGCATGTTTGGCAGTGGCGCTGGATGCCATTCCTCAAGGGCCTATTCAAGTGATACCAGTCCTAGGGTTTGCCACCCTAACTCGGTTCGACTTGGCCCAGAGGCTACTGGATTCGATTGACTACCCAGTAGAGCATCTGGTGATTGTGGATAACTCAGGTACTAAAGCTTTTCAGCCAATCGTAAGTAAGCACGTCAAGAACTTATGGTTAATCCAAGTGCCTCACGGACTCGGTGCTAACGGCGCATGGAACCTGATTATCAAGTCCACGCCACACGCTCCGTACTGGGTAATCCCTAATGACGACAGCTACTTCGAGCCAGGGGCTCTGCAGGCAATTGCCGAGCAGGTAGACACTGAGGCATTCAACTTCCTAAACATCAACCCCAAGTGGAGCTGCGTGGTCCCAGGAGAAGGCGCTGTGATGGCTGCAGGGCTATGGGACGAAGCATTCCACCCTATTTACTTCGATGACGACGAATACGAGTGGCGAATGAAGGAATTAGGCGTAAAGTTCAATACGATTGATGCTGTTGTACACCACGACAATTCTTCTACTCTAAAATCAGGCTTTAACGAGAGAAATAATGTTACCTTTACACGCAATCAATCTCTATTTTCGAACAAAGTATCAGCGCATGACTTGGGGACTAGAGGATGGTCTCTCAAAATCAGAAGGGACAACCGATGGGACTAAAGATATACACGGGCGGAACATTCGACCTGATTCATTCAGGCCATGTGAATTTTCTTCGGCGTTGTGCAGAGATAGGGACTGTGACCGTTGCGCTGAATACCGATGAGTTCATAACGAAGTACAAGGGCAAGCCACCGATTATGAGCTATGACGAGCGCTTTGCCGTGCTCTCAGAGTTTCAGTGCGTGACTAACATCATCCCTAACATCGGTGAGACCGACAGTAAGCCGTCAATCCTACAAGCAGCCCCTGACATTGTTGCCATCGGTTCTGACTGGGCTCGCAAGGATTACTACAAGCAGATGAGCTTCACTCAGGACTGGCTGGACGAACAGGGCATTATGCTTCTATATATCCCATATACCAGTGGGATAAGCACCACGGAACTAAAGCGACGCATAGCGGTAAACTAGACTCATGGCAATTACTAACGGGTACACGACTCTAAATGAAGTCAAGGCTATTCTAAGAATCACCGATTCCGTAGATGACAGCCTGCTAGAGACCTGCGTCGAGTCTGCCTCACGCCAGATTGACACTCACTGCGAGCGAGTCTTCACAACTGGTTCTGCCGTTCGCTACTACGTCCCAAACGACTCCTACGTCACCGAGATTGACGACCTAGTCACTCTAAGCTCCCTGAAGACGACTTCAGACGGCAAGGGAACCTACGACACCACTTGGACTGCCACTGACTACCAGCTAGAGCCTCTCAACGGCCTTGTAGGTGGCAAGTACTCTCCAGCTACTCAGATTAGGGCTGTAGGCGACTTCCTGTTCACAACCCTTGGCGGAGAAGCCACCGTAGAGGTAACTGGACTATTCGGTTACGGTACTGCAATCCCATCAGACGTAAAGCAGGCATGTAACTTGTTGGCAATCCGTCAGTACAAGCGCTACGACTCACCTCTAGGCGTGGCTGGCTTTGGCGACATCGGCGTCGTCAGGGTCAGTCGTGTAGACCCAGACATCGAGAGCCTGTTGGCTCCATACCGCAAAATCAGGATGGCCTAGTGGCTGACATAAATGCAATCAGACAGGGCCTAGCTACAAACCTAGGCGCTATCAGTGGATTGCGCACATCTGCCGAGATTCCAGACAGCCCTAACCCACCCCAGGCGATTATCAACCTGGACACTATTGACTACGACGGAGCGATGAAGCAGGGTCTAACCACCTACAGCTTTGTTATCACTCTTATCGTAGGTCGTGCTGCAGAGCGGCACATGCAAAGAAAGTTAGACCTCTACTGCCAGAACACAGGCTCACAGTCTGTGAAACTTGCAGTAGAATCTAATCGGAGCCTCTCAGGGCTGGTCTTTGACTTGCGAGTCGAAAGAGCAAACGTGCTAGGTTCCATAACAATCAATGACCAAACCTATCTGGCGGCTGAATTCACAGTCACCGTCTATGCATAAGGAGAAAACAAATGGCTAAATTCGTTGTGACTGGTACTCAGGTCACTTTGAACGGCACTGACATCTCCAGCTCCTGCGCCCGTGCAGAGTTGGTGATTAACGCCGCTGAGGTAGAGACAACTGACTTCGGGTCTGGTGGTTGGACAGAGGTAATCGGTGGACTAAAGTCTGGTACCGTATCCCTCGACTTCCACTCTGACTTCGGTGCTGGTGCTGTATCACAGACCTTCCAGTCCCTAATCGGCACTGTGGGTACCGTTACCCTAATTGCTGCTAACGGAACTGCAGCATCTGCAACAACCCCTAAGTACACTGCGACTGTCCTAGTAAACAGCTTCACCCCTGTTTCTGGAGCTGTGGGCGACCTCAGCACCTTCTCAGTGTCCTTCCCAACCACAGGCGCAGTTACCTACGGTACCGCAGCCTAAACAAGGAGAAACAAATGCGATTCAACCTACTGATTAACTTCGCAGACGGCACCTCAAAAGACATCACAGCCAGTGCACCTGACTTGGTAGCTTTCGAGGACAAGTTCAACATCTCAGTTGGCAAGCTTGCTTCAGAGCAGCGTCTAGGACACTTGATGTTCCTAGCATGGCACTCAGAGCAGCGAACCAAGAACACAACCAAGAGCTACGAAGAGTGGCTTGAGGATGTTGCTGGGGTTGGCGAGAGCGACAAAGACCCAAAATAAAGGGTCTGGGGGACGACTCAGTTCACTGGTTCATTGCGAGCCTAGCGGTTGAGACGGGCATCTCCCCCCGTGAACTACTGAAGCTGGACGACAGAATGCTGTGGACCATGCAGAGGTGGATTATCGCCAAGAACATGCCCAAAAAGTAGAGGCGGCCCCTTCGGGGGCCGTTTTCTTTTACGGTAGAATTGACTTAGACGTTAGGTGGTTCCGTGGCATATCAAGCACTTATGGGCGGCCTCGCTGGCCTATTTATGCGTGGTGCTGCAACGGGCTACGGAGCAGTGAACGGCGCAGCCAGAGGTTACGGTATCAAAATCGGTGACTTCAATAACCTGATGGACCTGGGCATCTCTGACAAGAAGGCTGTCGTAGAACTAGCTGACCTAAAAGCACTAGAAGACGCTCTCAAGGATGTTGGCCCAAGCTTCCACCGCAAGTTCAAGCGTGATGCTAAGAAGGTCGGAGAGCCTACTAGAGACGCCGTTCGCAAAGCCTTCAGACAAATCGGTTACATGGGTCCTCTCGGCCCTGCTAAGCGCCCTGGAAGGCGTTTCGACAGGTTCGCCACATCGGAGCTGGGACGTCTCAGCTGGTACAACTCTCGCATGATGAGCGAGAACAAAAGTATTGACGTCAACTACAAGAACCGTAGAGAGGGTCGTGCCCTAGCGCAGCTTCAGGCAGCCAAGGATGGCACTATCTCTATCGTCCGTGTCAGAGTGATGGCACCTGCTTACGTTGTTGCGGATATGGCAGGAAAGTCAGGCAAAGCCAGGCAGACCACAGGCACTTTAACTAGGCCATATCGAATAAGCTTGTACGGCAAGCGTACGGTTACAAGGCAACACAAAATCAATTCTGACAATGTGGACAACTGGATTGAAAACCTAAACTCCAAGAGTAACGCTAAGCAACAGGCCACTCCGTCTCGGTATGGATGGCCTACGATGGAGAGGCACGCCCCTAAATTCAGGGAAGATGCTTCGAAGCTATTGAACGAGAGCATTGCAATGCTGAATAGAAGGATGGAACGCTAATGGCACTACAGTCCCTGATAATGCCGATTGTTTCGCTATTCCGTTCGGCAGGTATCAGTCAAGCTCGTAACGCTATCGGTGGGCTAAACAAAGACTTCGGTTCACTTGCAGGTTCCATCGGTAGGGCATCTGGTGCCTTCGCAGCTTTCCAGGGTCTAGCTGGGGCCAGAGCATTCGTTGTTGATTCGGTAGAAGGCGCTCAGCGCTTTGAACGAAACATGCTTGCTCTCAAGCAGGTCTTCGAAGGTGCGACACCTGCCCTAAATAACTTCGTCAAAGAGGTAGAGAACTATGGTCTAACTCAGGGTCAGGCTGCTCATGCAGGTTCCATCGGTAGGGCATCTGGTGCCTTTGCAGCTTTCCAGGGTCTAGCTAGTGCAAGAACATTCGTTGTTGATTCGGTAGAGGGCGCTCAGCGTTTCGAGCGGAACATGCTTGCCCTAAAGCAGGTTTTCGAAAGTGCAACACCTGCCCTAAATAATTTCACAAAAGAAGTAGAGAATTATGGCCTTAATCAAGGTCAGGCAGCTCAGGCTTCGGTCTTCCTAGGCTCTGTTCTAAAGCAGTATGGCTTCAGCGTTAGCGAAGCAAGCGCAGAGACACAAAAGCTTGTCAAGCTGTCTCAGGACCTTGCAACAACTTATGGCTATGACATCCAGGATGCGCTGCTCTCTGTAACAGCTCTGTTCCGTGGTGAGTACGACCCGATTGAAAAGTTCGGTGTCGCCATGAAGCAGAACGAGGTAAACGCTCGTGTTGCCTCTAAGGGCCTTGG